AAATAAAGTGTATTTATGATGAAACTTTATGCACGTTCACAACGTTGTGATAACAGGGAACTATTCCCTTGGAGGAACGTTAACATGAGAACAACATTGCAGAATGAAAAAGTAACGCTTTCCTATAATGGCAGTCAACTACTCTTACAGGGTCATGGTCTGAAGATTTCTATACCTGTTAGGGCAGATACTCTGTTGACCGCTTTCGGCAACAAAAGCAAGTTGCAGGTTGCGGTAGACGTTGAAATCAACAAATGATTTAGTTCTTAAGATGAGAGCGATGAACCTTTACCATGATCCAATCATTGTAATATTTGTCGCTCTCTAGAACTTCTTCTTGCATTTGATACTTCGCTTCCCAATAGGAAGCAGTACCTCTCGTTTTGCACAATTTTAAGATTTCTCTTCTGAATCGATCTTGTCCCAGTTCCTCAACATCTTTAAGCAACTCGACATTAGATCCGAAGTACGATTTCCAGTTTGAATCTTTTTCGACTTTCTTTCTTCGTGTTTTTCCTTTGACTTTTTTTCTTTGGATCGACTTGAAGATTTTTTTGCCAATATATTGTTTCCCTGTTTCGAGATTGGTGATACGATACACAAAGGATGCGTATCCTATAATATCGTCTTCACCAATCTCTTTGTCGTTATAGTACCACATGAACATACTCCTTTTAGAGTATGTATGTTAACTTCCTAGTTCAGCCCACTGACCGTTGATCCAAACTTGATTATAGTGATCAAGTCTGTCTTGTTCTTCTTTCGTGGTCGGTCTTGAGTATCCAGCAGGACCATTAGCACCCTTAGGCATTTCATTCATACTAAGAGAACCAACAGCACCTTGTGAGAATGCCTTATGTCCCTCAGGGGTGGTCGTCACACTCAACTGACCAGTTGTGTATGCTTTAGCCATAGAAGGACAGTTTATATTGCTACAAACATATCCATAAACTACACCAGGTTGCCACACACGACCGCAGACGGAGCATTGATTTGAAGTCTTACCAAAGACCCAATCGTTTAGATTGTTGTTCTTTGGTGCCGACTTCTGTCCTGCTTCAAAACCATCTTTGAAACCGTCTTTGTATCCATCACGATAATCTTTACTCATCTTCACCCTCAAATTCTACTTCATCTTCATCAAAACATTCTTCACCGCAGAAGGAGCAGAAGCGTGGCTGCCCCTGCGTCTCTTCATAGTCGTAAAGCACTTTATATGATGACTCACAGAAGTTGCATGTGATCTTTTGTACTTCTTTTGTCATTTGTTGTTCCTTAGATTTCGCATCCTCCAGCGACACACGCTAGTTCTTGTGAACCAGTAGTGCTATCACGCTTCTCGTATTTAGCAAGGTCTGTCCAATCGATGTTCTTAGGCATCTTGGCAAGAAGTGCTTCATACTCTTCCTTGGTGCAGTCTTGATACGGTGCCTGCTTGTAAACGTGATCTGAGTGAGGCAAGAATGAAACACCAGACATTTCGTCAAAGTGATTGTAGACCCATGCACCAACTTCTGGCCATTCTTCTTCACGTACAGAAACGGTGACAGAAGGTTTATGCTCACACCAATAACGCTGATAGGTCAACCACAGTTCAAGTTGCTTGATTGCAGTCATATCAGAACGATACACAGCATGATCAGGAGACTTGATCGGGAATGAGAAGACATAGGTATGCTGAGGCTTAGTTATATCATCCTCAACAGGGAAACCCATGTCCTTCATCATTACTGCGAGTGGGTCTTTCTTGTCTGCACGTACAGTACGAATATAATAGGGACTATGACGAGCATGAATACCAGAAGCAGAGTCGACCAACTGGGAGACAGTACCAGAAGGCTTGACGCAAGTAATAGCTGCACTAACAGGTATACCCAGTTTCGCTGACCAAGTTTTATTAGTTTTAACTGCTTCTTCACGTAGATCCTCCAACATTCCAGCAAGATTATGGTCGCTTCTGAATGAATGACCGTTAGTATACTCATTGTCCATGATACCTGTTAGAGACACACCAAGTAGACGCTCTTCGTCGCAGTTTTCCTGCCACTTCTTGCTCAGGTACTTGAAGTTGATGAGGGTGGACTGGAATGTACCAAGTATGGTCGCAAGGCGGACCTTACGCTTGAGCGTTTCTGGTGTGTCATTTCCTCTAACGACAACCTCTGTGAGATTACAGAATTCTCTGGAACGTAGAATAATTTCAGAACATGGGTTGGTGCCGAAATCGTAATTAGGGTCTCTGCGGCCGAACTTCTCTGCCTGCTTCTTAGACGCAGCTCTAGAGAAAATGCCGCGTTCGCCAGAGCGCGACTCATAGAGGGATAACCACTCACGCATGAAGATACCCACATCAGGCTTCTCTTTAGCAACGAAAGAGTTGTTAGCCAAAGCACGCTGCACATTTTCTTTCCACCAATCACCACTCTTTGCAACACGCATACGATCATCGCTGAGGTCAGAAAGAGAAATAAGAGCGGAACGGCGAACACCGCCCACAACGACGATTTCAGCAATCTTACAAACAATGTCATGTGCCTCCAATGTGGTCAGTCTACGACCAGCAGCCTTTTTAAATGTTGCAACAACGAACTTGAATAGTTCTTCTAGGGGTTCTGGGCCAGATGCACGACCACCAAAAGTCTTTAGAGGTGATCCCGCCTTACGAACCTTGGTCGTATCCCAACCAGGAATCTGACCAGCATAAAGAAGATGAATGAGTTCCTTGAGAGACTTCGCCCAACCCAACTTTGAGTCGGCAACTTGAATAGTTGTGTCAGTAGGAAATAGTTCGTCTGGGATCACAGGCAGTTGATCCACATACTTTGACTCGACAGAGAAACCTACACCGGTACCATTCATCAAGATATAAAGAATTTCATCGAACGAACGTGGATTGTCTACAGCAACATAAGAGCAATTGTATCCAGCAACGTTCTCACGCTTGAGTGCTTCACCAGCAGTCATCAAGCAACGCATTGACGGCATGATTTCTAGATTAAGAACGGCCTGCTCAAGGTCTTTGCGTTCCTGTGGTGTGACTGTGTAACCTGTGACTTCCTTGATATGCTCATCAAAGAAGTTGAAATAACGGGCTACAGTCTCATCCCAGTTCTCTCTACGGTTCTCTTCCCAAATCCATCTTGCATAGCGAGACTTGTGAATGAACTCTTGATAGAGTGTAGGTAACATATTACTGCCTGACATACGATAGTACTCCTGAATTTTTTTTATTGATTGTTTGTAATGCGACGGACTATACCGCCTTGATAGATATCCCAAGTCCAGTTGCCGGTAAACTCACCAGCACGCTTGGTTGCGACTTTACCATCAAAGATGACATAGCCTGGTTCAAATGTTTCGTGGTTCAACATAATAGGTGCCCAAGTTTTCATTGTGCCTCCAATACATTCTTTAATGATGGGAACTGTTCTGTGATGATGTTCCAGCATTGTGTGGCGATTTCACGGTGTTCCTTCTGAGTGCCGTTACCCATACGAAGTTCGCAATAGTGAATCCATGAGCGAAGTGAACCTGACATATACATGCGGCTCATGGTGAGACCTTCAGGAAGCACGACACGGGCTTGTTCTTTTGCAATGCCATTCTTGATTGCCCAATCATAGTAATGTTGAGCGGCAGACATAATTACACCCTGTGCATCTTCCCATGCTGCTTGAAGATCCATATCGCCAGTCTCAATGCTGTTCTGACGGTTCTTATGATCCTGCAATCGTGCTTCGCGCGGTTCACTCATTTCAGCAACAGCAGCATAACGCTGGCTGAACTCTTGAAACGAGAAAGAGCGATGACGAAGAATTTGACGGCCGATATCGCGCGTGGTCTGGATCTCCAGAATGACATGCACCATTTCAAATGGCGACCAGTGCTTGTTCTTCACAAGATACTTGAGAAGACGTTCTGAATCTGGATTGTCCTGATTAGCAGGATTAGATACGCGGGCACAGTATGCAATCAACTGTTCTGCGGTCATCTTCTCAGATGGTTCATACTGTTCAAACGTGCTGTTAGACACATTGATATTCGGCTGCGTAACGCCGATCAACTTCACACTTTGCATAATTATACTTCCTGATATGTCTTGATAAAGATTTCATTCTTGCAGGGATAGAACTCACCATTCACACCCTTGATGATCCAATCACCAACCCTGCCTTCCATACGACCTTCTAGGGTATCAATCCAGATTGTCGGTGGGTTGGTGCTATAACCAGTTGCACCACTGTTGATCCATTCTTCAATGTCTAAAACAGAAGTTGCATCTGTAATCTGCATTGCTTCAATTGTTACTGGTCTCTTGCGAAACTTACGAACTACACTTTTTTCCATCTTTCAAACTCCAACTTCGCCCTCAGATCATTGAACGTGTTAGTATCTATAATACTTTGGATCTCTGAAGGTGTCGCTCCTGTCAATATCCAGTCGTTTATGTCTTTTGAATCAACATTTGGGGGCCAAATAAAAATATTTTTTCCGTGACAAATTGTCTTATTCATGTGCTTGACAATCTCTTTGTTACGAGGTTCATTGTCGTGAATGAACACGTAGTCATGATTACCGAGCAAAAGAGATACATTATACAATGAAGCGTCCATCATTGCAAGGGAATTCTGCAGGAACAATGAATCAATTGGTCCTTCAACAACGTAGATTCTCTTAGTGAAATCTACGCGATCAAGTCCAAACACTTTCTTGTTATCATCGTCAATCTTGACTGTGATGTACTTGATCTTGCTATCACCAATTGCACGACCCTGAAAACCTAGCAGTCTCTTTTCTTCATCAAAGAAAGGAAAGATGATACGCTGCTCTTCGTACAATGTTTTCTCATAGTCCGGAAGAACCTCAAGTACGAATGCCTTGAAGTTTGAAGCATAATAGATATCATTCAGTCTATCGCGCGGAATCTTACGCTTCAATAGATACTGCTTTGCGGCATGATCTTCAGGTAAAGAAGAGATTGTTGGAAGATTGATTGCCTTCTTCTTGAAGACAGGTTTCGTCTTCGCAATGGTAAAGTCAGGTTTGGCAACATTACCACTAGACTCATTCTTGTATCGTTCCAATTGATACTCACGATACAACGAAGGATCGAGTGTCTTGAGGAAGTTACCAAAAGACAAACTCGTTCCACAATTGTGGCAAGTGTAAAACATATCAGACTTGCGGGGGTAAAGGTAACCGCGAGTCTTCAACTTGTTCTTGTGTGAGTCTCCACAGATTGGACAACGAAAGTTCCAGAGGTACTGAGACTTCTGTTTAAATCGTTCCAATTTGGGGGAAACAAGACTGATGTACTTGCGATCAATGTATAAAGACATAATGCCACCTAATGTTACTTAGATGACATTATAGAGGTGTCTTAGGGGAATGTCAATTAAAATAGTTTGGCGATATCGATTGCTTTGGCAACTATAAAGGCAATTACAACGATTACCATTCCAACACCATACTTCCACAATTCGATCTGTGAAAGTCTGGCACCAATACCTTTAGTATCACCTTTGATTTCAGTTCTTAACGCCTGAATCTCTGCCAAAATAGTCTTTTCAGTATCGCTGATCTTCTTTGTAAGGTCTTTGTTGATCGAATCGATATTGTCTGTTAGTTCGCGGTTTACGGTCGTGATACGCGAATGCAATTCTTTGATTTCCTGATTGTTCTCTATTCTACGCATTTCCAGCACACTTTGCAATTCTTTTGTAGCAGTTTCTTGTACTTCAATTCTCTGCTCTTGCAAAGAAACCATACGGGAAAGACTTGAAGCAATTTCTTGCATCTTGTCCAAAGCCGTATCAAACTTCGAAAGGAGTGCCGACATAGTGACAACATCTTTCTTAAGCAATTCGATTTCTAATCTATTATCCAATTCATCCGGCACGGCACTTATCCCTTACGTAACGTTATTATTTATCTCTGCCGGTACCAGCAGGTTTTTTGTTTTGAACAGGTATTGCTCTACCAATTTTGATAGCAATCTGAGGCTGTTGTGAAGCAGTCACAGCAGCAATCTTCTCTTGCTTCTCCATTACGCGAGAACCAAACCAGAAAGCGATGATGGTTGAAAATAGAGACATAGTATCAGGATCCCACACAGCATCAAGCATTGTAGGAATATCCTGACCATTTGCAATCATTGTGTAGGCAGCAGCCCACTTAACGGCCACAAAGAGAATAAAGAATGAATAGGTGATGACGGGTCTGATAGAAGCTCGTAGTGAGTTGATAAACTTGCCACCATCAAGAGACTTATCATGATCAAGAGCTGATTGTCGTAACTCAGCGTCAGCCTTAATTTCCTCAACATGGTACTGTAAATCAGCCTGCCTTTCGGCAGCCTCAAGCTTGATCTGAGTAAGTTTAAGTTCATATTGTATCTCCTGCTTACGTTCAAAAATTCTCACAATGGAAGGTAGCAGACTTCCTAAAATACCCAAGAAAGGTGATAGCAATGCTAACATTATTTACCTCACTGTGTTGGGGTTTGACTTGTTGTGGTTGTTTCTTCGGTTACTTCTTCACCCGACATTAGTATGCGCTTGATCTTTTCTTGACCTCTCGTCCATGCTGCAACACCAATGATTGCTGCCATGGCAAGGTGATAGAAACCAGATTCTTTAAGAGTCAAAGGATCCCATGCTGTTTTTGTAAAGTACATAAACGCTGCCGGAAATACTATGAAGTCAAACAAACACACGGCAAAATATTGCCATGCGATTGCTGGTCTCCAGTACTGTTTTAACCAAGACTCCATATTACACCATTAACTTGTTAAGGGTATCAGTATCAATTATACCTGTTACCTTCAATCCATTCTTCTGTTGAAACTCTTTGACTGCCTGTGCTGTCTTTGGACCATATGCACCATCTGCTGCTAATGCCCATCCCTTCTTGATAAGCATGTTCTGTAGATCAGCAATGTATGGTGAATTATCACCAGGTTTTGCAACTACAATAGATGGCATAAGTGGGTTTACTGGAGAAGGTGGAGCAGATTCGGTTGTATTGCTCTTGAAACTGATGCTCTGAGGTACAAACTTCTTTGCTTTTACAAGATAGTTCTTACGGTCATCGAAACCGTTAAGTCCACCATTGATACGCTTTGTAATTGTGGTCACATCGTCAGCATCAGCAAACTTGCTAAGACCTCTTGACTTCCAATACTCTAGTGCAGTCAATACAGATATCTCTGGAGTTGCAGCAAGAGTAGGATTGTTTTCCAAATCTTTACCGATCTTCGCACCAATAGTACGATAATTGGCACGACCAGTTAACTGGAAGATACCACGACCCTTATAGCGTACACCATCACCCTTTTGAGTGTTACCCAAATCTTTACGACCTTCATATGCAGCACCAGAAGCATATTCTTCTAGTGTTCTGAATGAAGCAGATTCGTGTGCTGCCTGTGCTAGAAAATGACAAACACGGAGGTACGTATTGACCTCATACTGTGCCAAATACTTGTTAAGGTATTGAACCAAAGGAACAATAATCTCTTCCTTTGAATTTGGTGCTATTGCTTTGATCATTTCTCTTGTAATCACTTCATGTCTCCATATCTGACAAACATACAGGCACCAGTTCTCTCGTCCTCTACGACGATTGGTCCTTTCTTCTTACGTGCATATTCACGCAGATCATGGTAAGCATCATCTTCATTGAGATACTTACGCCAGTGCTTGCCCTTTTTCTTTGCTAGTCTTAGGGAATTATAGGTTTCATGTGCAACTACGAATGTCTCGTATCCTGCAAACTTACCTCGTCTTGCTATTGGTTTCGCTGGTTTGAATGCTTCTCCAGTATCACCGGTACCTGGTACGTTTGCTCCAGTAACATTCGCTATTTCTTCTTTAAAAAACTTCATTTTATCCTTGACAAACCCTTGACAAAGGTGTATAACACCTATGTGCCGTTGAATGTTAGATATCTCTTAGCCTTTTGCCAACGAACAAGTCGACCTTGATATCTCCGCTGTAAATGTTCTTACCCTTAATGCCAGCGACCACATCAGGCATGTAATCCAGAAAAAGAAGGAAGGTCTTCAGTATGGAGTAGTCTTCCTTATCAATCCTGTAAAACAATAGTCTTACCGCATTACGAGTTCCAAATACATTGGAAAGGATGATAATGTGGTTAAGTATCAACCTTTCCTTTAGTTCTCCAGTAGTCTTGTATCGTTTGATTAGGCGCTTAACATATTTGATACGCTTAAGGTCTTCTTCAAACTCACTCATTATACACTTGGGAGAATCATAACTCTTCATGGCATACATCATGAAGGTATCATCATTTAAATCATCAATCATTACTTCTTCTTTTTCTTAACAATCTTTTTTCCTGAAGGTTTCGGAAGACCCTCATAAAACTTGTTCAAATGTTGATTTACTGAAACTTTTGGATAGACTGGTGAATTGCTCTTAGCATTGCCTTCTTCCAACTTTTCAGCATACTTCGAAAAGCGAACCATCTGGCGTCCTGCTTTACGTAGTTCCTTTTCTGTTCTTTCGAATTCTGGTTTATGTTCAGGAGCATTCTTAGACTTGATGTACTTACCACGTGCTGCTGTTGCATCATCATACTTCGCGTAGAATTTGTTAAATGCCTTATCTGCCGCGCGCTTTACCGTTTCTTTCTTCAACTCTTGAAGGTTCTCTTCATGCATTTCTACACCTTTTAAACCTTTTACCTTCTTTTGAGGAAGACCGGTTACAGCCTTGTTGTAGAGTTTCTTGGTTGCTTGTCTCCAAGCCTTTGCTTCTGGCTTGTCCTTCTTTCTGAAAGACTTGCTGATTGCTTTTGCATCTTCAGCATTTTGCTTTGATGAATGATCGTAGTCTTCTTTTAACTTCTTCTTGACCTTCTTGATAGCACGACGAGCAAGTTTAGCGACTTCATTGTGCTTCTTTTTCTCAGATTTTGGTGCTACGGTCTTAGAATATGGACCGTCAAAGGGTGTCTTCTTCTCTTCGTTCATTTCTTCTTCCTCGTCTTCGTCGCTATCTTCTAGAAGTTCATCCAACTCATCTTCGGTCACGATAGAACAGAAGATATCATACTTGCCATCATCATTCAGTTTCCACTCAAAGTAGATGCTGAATGGTGAAGGTGCGGCGGTAACAACTTCACCATCATCATTCATACCTACCTTTTCACCGAACTGATTTGCAGGGAAGATATCGTAACCGGTAGTCTTCTCCAGAAACATAGTGTTTGGCACAAAGATATTGTAGTATGTAAGAATCTTTCTGATTGCTTCCAAACCAGAATATGGAGTTAGAAAGTCGTTTGCTGTTACGTACTCTAACTGTGCATTGACCTTGTTTCTAACACTTTCATCTGTGATAAGAACAAAGTCTTCTTTGTTTGGAAGCGCACCAATATTTTCTTGAATGTTAGTCATTTGTTACCGCCATATT